TCAGATAGTTCTAGTGTAAAAATCAAAAAACTCCAAAAGATCATCAGTGATCCGAGGCAAACAATCGCTGCTCGGCGCGACGCTGACCAGCAAATCAGAATCTTAAACAGAACATAATATCATGGCAGAAACATATTCAAGTACAGTCGGTAATCGCGAGTCTCTCAAACAGACCGCAGAATTGCTAGCAGCAGACATCACACCAGTAACAGGCTTGCTGAACCACACAGCAACCAAGAACAAGCGCCCTCGCTGTCTCATGGACAAGCTCAAGGCTGTGGCAAATACACCACACGTTGAAGGTGCTGACACAAACAGCGGTCGTGACGCATTCTCGCAAGTTCGCGAGTTTGAAGGTCAAGCTCAGCGCACAGTTGTTGAGTACGCAGTATCCAAAGAGCAAGAGCAAGAAGACTCCGCTGTTGTATCCAACATGATCAAAGCAGCCGACAAGTCTGCTATTGAAGTTGCGATCGACAAAGAGTTCGTTCTTTGCGGCGACCAAGGCGTAACCGCTGACGTTCCAGGTGTTACTGGTGGTGCAACCGCTGGTATCGGCGCTCTTATCTCCAACACAGCAGCAAATGGTGTTGACGCACTCTATGTAACTCCAGCAGCATCTATCTACGGTGGTCTTAAGGCTTCTTACGATGATGCAGCAATGGGCGCACAAATCGCTTCGATGTGGAGCCAAGACACAACCATGCAAGATCTTTGGTTGGTTGCTGGTCCAGGTCTCCGCGAGCATATCGTTGCTTCGTTCACACGCACTGCTGGTGCAGCATCTCAAGTTGACTACAACGTGAATGGTACTACTACTATCCCTTGGATGGTTGAGATCATTGACTCTCAGTTCGGTCAAATCAAGATGAAGAGCGCAAACCCTAATTGCATGCCTTCTTCGGATCGCGGCTACTTCATCAACCCAGGTCTTCTGCACGTTGCAGAGTACCAAGGCATCGAGTCGGAGAATTATCCGTTCCTCGGCGGCTCTTACAAGGGTGCGGTTGACACACGTTACGCTCTCATGACCACAGGACCTAATGGATTGGGCAAGGTGGCCTTCAGCGACGAAGCGTAGTTAGTTAGTTAGTTTCGGGGGGCGGTTGATCAATTCAGCCGCCTCCCTTTACTTACATGTTACAATAAACCGAAATACACTATGAGAACAATGAACAAACCGAAGTGCAAGAAAAAGGGCAACACAGCAGGTAAAGTAAAAAGTAAGTATTAGAATTATGCGGAAGATATTAACAGATGAGGAGTTGACAGCACTAGCAGCAAAAATGGAGTTGCGTCGGCAATGGTTAATGTCTCCAGCAGGACGGGCGCGTCGCGATGAAGTAATGCGCCAGTACATGAAGAAGACCTACAATGGCAACAAGACGAGCAATGGCGGGGTGCTAAACTTCGCGGGTTGCTATGACGTCTTTGAACAAAAGGAAATGGAGCATGAGTGTAAAGCCATAGATGGCACAGACTTCGTAAATCCAGACTACCTAAAATTTAAACAAAAAGACTTCAAGGCACGCGGTCTTACAGGAGATTGGCTCACATAATGGCAAACACAAGAACATGGGCGGAAGTCATCGGTCTAACTCAAGCGCGAGCAGGAGCAGCATTCTCATCGGGAACTGAGCTGACCAACATTGGATTTCTACTAAACTCAGCGGCTCGCACAATCTACGACGAATCCCGATACTGGGATCGTTACTTGGTGCTTGAGCCTCGCACAGCAGCCCGTGGGTATATTGCCGCGACAGAGGACAGCATCAATGTATATGGAGCTGGGACTGTGGAAGCTAACGGGCTGTATGTCCGCAACGGCAATAGTGTAGACACGAACCCATTATACACCCTGTATAAGGACGGCGTGGCGGTCTATCAAATTACTAGCACAGCTGGTTCGCTCTGGGCAATTCAGGACTTAGTATCCTCAGACGTCCTATACTCCAATGTTGGGGGCGCAACGGTTCCAGAAGGAGTGTGGGCAGTGGAAGCAGGCGGAGAGTCCCCAGCTCCAGTAGTGCAGGCACTATCTGAGATCGGCGAAGCCATTGGATACTGGAGCGCAGCAAAGTGGTCTGGAAACGATCCCCTGACACTTACAGCATACCCAGACAGCAATGGAATCCGCGTGGCAAGCAATGTCACTGGAACAGTTTACGTAGCATACAAGAAAGCTTGGACAGACACATACGGCAACGGAGAGTCTGGCACACTAGCAACAGTTCCGTCGGAATGGGCTGAGTTCATGGCTTATGACGCTGCGCGATCATACAGAGCATCACAGAGCGGGGAAGATGGCTTCAACCCAATTGCTTTGCGTGATGTAAACAATGCCCTTGAGCGGGCGCTAATGAAGGTCAGTCGGTCTGGAGCTATTGCAGCACTTACCAACCAGCTCAAGACACAATATAGTGTAGACAACAGCATATAATATGGCACATCTTAGAGACAGACGAGCATTTGGTAATATCGGCACACGCAAGTTTCGTGGCGCACGCTTTGGCGATCCATTGAGTCCACGGGGACCTCAGTACACCAAAGAGGGGTTAATACTTGATTACAGCACAGATGTAGGTCCGTTCACTATTATCGATCAGTCTGGTCAAGATAACACTGCAACGCTATACAGCGGTCGTGGCTTAACGATGGATGTGGTCAATGACACTGTAACTTACGGTACTGGGTACAGTTCATCGTCTCGCACAGCTACGGTATGGATGCGGGTCTCTTCACTTGGGGCAAGGACACTTAACGGGGTAACTGGTACACTCACCTTCACTCCGACGGCAACAGGCGTATGGGAAAAGTTAAGCAGCACAGCTACCGTCTCTGGTGATTTAGCTTGGACAGCGGGTAGTGACTGCGACATTAGCGACCTTCGCGTAGGCACCGAGCATTGGACGCACAACGACTGGAGCAATCCAGCGGGCAACACAAGCAATGGCAAGACCATCGTGGACAGTGGACCTAATCAGCTGCACGGCGTATGCACAGGCTGCTCTGGCTTTACGGGCGAAGCAACCATCCCGCAGACCGCAGACAGGAACTGGAACAAGGCAGCAAGTCTGGTTCAGGCAATCAACGCTTCTCCATCCAACATTGGGTGGGATACTTTTTCTACTACACCTCTTGGTTTTGTTGGTAGTATGGCGGCAGGCGTTGGAATCGCTGGGTGGAATCTTCCCGCATCAGTCGGAATTGGCGAACGTGTCACTGTGCGCTTCTTTGCGACATTCGATGAATCTCCGCTTATCCAGCTCAGACAAGGAACTCTGCCAACCCCTGCTGCTGCCGCTTCAGATAACATTTCGGTCATTTCTGGCTATAATGAGATAACATTAACGGCGACGGCGACGGCTCCGTCTTTTACTTTCTCGGAGGGCGATTCTCCTGCAAGCATAGGAATCACAAATATTAGCGTAGAGTATTTAGACGCACCTAGCGAAAATACACATCTAGTCTCAGCCTCCGACGCAAACGACCAGATCGACGCACTCGGCAATGCAATCCTTGAGCCACGTCGCAACACTCAGCAGCTCAATCTATTCGGTGAAGGGGAATACAGCCGCACACCTGACAGTGATTCGCTGGACGTGACGACTGAGGCGACCTGGGAGCTTTGGGGTAATTTTCATGGGGTTCCTGCAAGTAGCACTAAATACCTTTTTGCAAAATGGGATTTCGTAGATGGTCAAAATCGAGCTTGGGCAATTATTAAAAACCCATCTAGCTTAGCTAGTGACCTTTCAATGCTTTGGGGCGATCCATCTACTGGAGTGGCAGTGGGCTCTTCTATCATATCAATAGCGGATAAGGTATCGCACATCGCGTTCACCTATGCCGCAGGAACAGTTGTCGCGTATGTCGATGGAGTCTCCGTTTCAGTAGCAGGTTCCTCAGTTCCAGCATCGCTATTTCAAAGCTCAATTCCAGTTACGATAAATGCCACTGGCTCAACTGTAGCGGATAGGTTTTGGGATCGTAAAATCGGCTCCGCAAAAATCTACAACCGCGCACTCACAGCAGACGAGGTGCTGACTAATTACGATACACAGAAATCACTCTACGGACTATAATATGGCATTCGCAAATACATACCTTCGCATCTCCACAGCTAACTACGAGGCGATCCCAGTCCCTCAAGCGTTCCTCGACAAGCGTGGACCAATCTACTTCCCAGCAGTGGGCGAGGACGATCCAATCGAGATGACACCACTTAACGCTGGCATCAAGGAAGCTTACGAAGCTAAGTATCCCAATATGCGACTCAGCGTGAACGAGGCAAGTGAAGATGGCTTTGAGTGGGGCGCAGCATACGAGGGTTCAACTCACCAGATTCTTACCCTGCCAAACCTATCGCAGAAGGAAATTAAAGAAGTTCTAGCGGCAGCAGATGCACTGGGCTTTGACCTTGAGCCGGTAATTTTAGCGCACGACGAGGTGCGTGCCTATAAAACAACGGGGAGTCTACCCGCAGCATAATATCAACAATGGACGCAATATACAAATCTACAATCGGAACAGGGGGCTTCATCGCTACTATTGAACTAAGCAACATAAACGAAATCCTGGGCCTGGTGGTCGGTATTGCCACGCTGGTTTACATGACAGCATCGGCTACGAAAATAATCAAAGAACTATTAAATAAATAATAATATGAGAATCATACTGCTAGCTTTATTTTTACTGTTGCCAAGTTGCGCATACAAGGGGGATGTATATCTCTACTCACCGCAAGGCGCTGGTAACGTCATTGAAAAAGAAGTTGCCGCAGAGATTGATCTCCCCGTATTGCCATAATGAAGGTTATTGTCGTTATATCGGGTTTTACCCAGAAGAACTACCAGAACACTGGGTCTAAGCAATTGTGGCGCGAGCTACGCCTGCTGGACGACCTGTGCGAAGGTCAGGATTCACTGATTCAGTTGAAGGAGTGGAACTCGGACTGGAAAGCTTACGCAAAGTACATCAACAGTCTTGAGCCTTCAGAGGTCCTTATATGCTGTTACAGTTGGGGAGGCGGCTTTGGTATGCCTCAACTATCAAAACGCCTTCAGTGCGACGTGAGAGTGGTTGCTTGCGATCCTGTCTACCATAGCCCGACAATACTTGGTCGCTGGTGGGCATTCTTCGATCGAAAGATCAAGCTTGACAAAAATGTTACAGTAGTGGGGTGGCTATCTCAAAGAGGCGATCGCCTAGACGGGGACAAGCTGGTGGGTGGTAAATCCATCTGCAAAGAGCTGACTTTTAACTATGACCACACAAGCATAGACAACTCACCAGAATATCACCAAATTGCGGTTCTTGCCGCCAAAGAATATTTACAAACTTAAAAATGGCTACAACAACTATCACAGGGACAATCAACGGTGTCAATAATGCGGCTATTGCCAATAAGTGGATCACCTTCCGCCTAGTTCAACTCGGCACAGACGCCACCGCAACTGCAACAGTAGCTCAGAGTGTAGACTCCGTTCAGACAGACGCCAACGGAGACTTCTCAATTGACGTATGGAATAACGGGGACAGCGGAAAGAAGAGTATCCTTGAGATTACCGTAGATGGATCGAAGGCAGAGACCGTCATTATCCCGACTGGCACAGCAAGTATTGAGCTATGGGATCTAATCGAGAACTACCAAGCAGACGGCAGCACAAGTGAGCAGGTTCCCGTTGTTTCTTCACTTTTCGTCCGCAAGTCTAACAACCTGAGCGACCTTGGCAGTGCCTCTACGTCACGCACAAACCTTGGATTAGGCACTGCGGATGATGTTACGTTTAATACAATCACCACAGACCGAACAGCATCTTCCCAGGAATATAGCATTGACATTGGGACCCAAACTGGATTCAAGGGAGTTGGGGCTGGACCAGAGGACTTTGGGTACTACAGGGGCAATGTCCAGCAGTGGTATTGCAATGCTTCAGGAATGAACGTTAATCAGACCTTAACGCTCGCCAATGACCTAGCTATTACTGAGGGTGGCACTGGGGCATCCACAGCACTGGATGCACGAACAAACCTTGGTGTTGCAATTGGAACGGACGTTCAAGCACACAGCGCAGTCCTAGACGCAACAACGGCAAGCTTTACAACAGCTAAGGAAACAGCAATAACCACCAACACAGCAGATATTGCCCTCAAAGCTCCAATCAACAACCCAACGTTCACAGGAACTATTAGCACATCCGCAACTGGAGTTGATTTTAATGATGGTAACACTGGCGGAGAGCTATCCTGGAATGACACAGAAAAGACCTTAGACCTAGTCACTGGATCTGACAACGTAACACTGCAACTCGGTCAAGAAGTTGTGATGTATGTACGAAACACCACTGGATCGCAAATATCTGACGGAGAAGTCGTCATGGTTAATGGTTCGCAGGGCAACAAGCCGACCATCACCTTAGCTCAGGCTGACACGGTAGCCAACGCAAGAAAGACAATTGGTGTCGCAACCCAACCTATACCAAACAACAGCAACGGCTTCATTACATTAATAGGCAATGTTCGCGACCTAGTTCTGGATGACGGAACATACACTGAGGGCGATGTGGTTTACCTTAGCAGCACAGTGGCTGGTGGCATTACCTTAACTCAACCAGACATTAGCGTCGAGCTTGGACACGTACTGGCAACAAGCAATGGCGGTAACACAAACGGCATCTTGTCCGTAAACATTAACAATGAGTCTGCGGTACATGAACTAGAGCAAGTAGTTGATGCCAACACAGCTGCCATTGCACTAAACACCGCCAAGGTCACCAATGCCACGCATACGGGTGATGTTACAGGAGACACTGCATTAACTATTGCAGCAGGTGCAGTTGACGTAGCAAATCTATCAGCAACTGGAACTGCTGACTCAACAACCTTTCTGCGGGGAGACAATACTTGGTCAACCCCAGTTGCTAACAGTTACACTCCGATCTCAATTATCACTGAATCGACCACAGCACGCAGCTTATCGTTGACGGACATCGGTGCATACATACGTTTAACTAATGCGTCATCTTGCACCATCACAATCCCGACCAACTCAACGGTGGACTGGGCAGGAGAGGCAGAGCCACCCATAATATATGTTCGGGTTGCTGCTGCTGGCGTCCCCACACTGTCTAATGCTGGGGTGACAGTTAATGACGCGCTTGGTGTCATTGCTGCACTAGAGGAGGGTAGCACCTTTGCGTTGCAGTGGGTTTCTAGCAACGTCTGGGACATTATCTAGCATGAGATTATCTTCAATTATTTCATCTCGACACAGGGACACGAATCAGGACCTACTGTTTACTGTTGATGCGTCTATCAACACAACGCTCGTCATCACCAATTTAACAACAAGCTCAAATTACATTTACTCGGGATTAATTGATTGGGGCGACGGGAGTGCCACTACGCCTCTCGTTGGTCAGCTCTCCGTTGGAAGTATATCCCACACCTTTGCCTCGACTGGTACATTTCAGGTAAGGGTAAGCGGGGACTCGGTGCCATTCATTGGTGCTGATGGTCAAACAAACGTCGTATCTCTTGAGAGCATGGGCAACTTGGGGTTGGTAGGTACAGGTACAATGTTTAGGAATTGCACAAACCTAGTGAGTGCTAAAACAGGAAACAACGCTCCCGACGTTGGAATTAGCTTGTTTTTTGGTTGCACTAACTTGACAAGCATTCAGCTCCCTAGCTCAAGCCCCATGAACATAAGCACTAGTGCAATTCGAGGATGCACTAGCCTGACAAATTTCGTAATCTCTAATAATTTTGTTGAAATTCTCGGTTCTGCGTTCCGAGACTGCACAAACCTAGCAAGTGTGGCGATCGGCAGTGGTGTAAATAACATCGCTACCTACGCATTTAAGGACTGCACAAGCCTCGGGTCCATCTCCTGCCTTGCCACAACAGCCCCAACTCTCGGCACCAGTGTTTTCGATAGCGTTCCTGCCACCACAATTGACGTTCCAGTTGGAGCAACGGGCTATGGCTCTACGTACGGCGGTCTAACAGTTAATTACGTTTTATAATACAATATGTCAAATCAAGGTACAATTAGACTAAAGGTCACCAACGGCGCACCTGCAATTGAAAAGTTGTGGAACGGACGCTTCAAGCTAGAGTTTCTCTGCGATAACAATAGCCCCAAGGAGGACTGGTATTATGAAAATATCTCGTCAATACTCCCCGACTATGGCATATTGCAGGAAACAAACTTTGGCTCTGGAGTAAGCGAGGACTGGGAGGCGATTCCAGCTTCCGTCTACCCAGACATGCGGCTTGTTGAGACTGAGTACGTCTATATCCCTTCGATGGGCGATAAGCGCGTTAAGCTCACCTACGAGACGCTCACAGCCTCTTGGGTTGAGGAGAAGTCCGAGGACACAGATTACGAACTAAACGGCTTGAAGCGCGTCTCACGCACATTCGTTGCCCTTCCAGGAACCGCATACGATAAGGTTGTTGGCACTAGCACGATTAATAGTGATGGAACAACTCTATATCTAGGCAGCTTCAAGATCGAAAAGACGGAAGCAAAGTGGGAGCTGACTGAGGTGTGGCTTGAGGCTGGAGTATTGAGCCTATCGCAAGAGTTTGTTGGTGGAGCTACTACCATCCAAGTAAGTGCATTTGGAATGACGGAGGCGCAAGTTGATTCTGATCTGTCTGAGGTCACTGAATCGCACATACTTATCAGCCAATCCGAGCGTGACTACGAGGGCATCATAACTAGCCAGTTTACCTATGAAGTTGATGACTTTGAGATTGAGTCTCAAGCGGAGGACGGGATGGAGATCATTGTCCGAACAGAGCTTAGTGCAACTAACTTTACAAGTGGAGTAATCGGGACAGACACCTACAAGACACTTTTTCTCACACAAGAAAACATCGACAATGGCAACACGATCAAGAAGCGCACCAGTCGATACAGTGAGGCAGGTGTTTTATCTATTAGCCCACTAGAAGAGGACGGGTTTTCCCTTGCTCCGTCATACGTGTATGTTACTACTGGCGCTCCAGCATCGTCAATGACTGGACTGGTAAAGCCGAACGGCACAGCACTGGGAACTAATGTCACTTGGTTTGAGCCAAAGGTTCAGAATGTCGAGGGATTCTCTACTTACACACAGCAAGTATTGTCCATTGCTCCAGCAACTACCGTAAAGGTCCACAGTGTTGATAAGTTTTTTACAATAACAGAGCCAGGAGTTATGTCTACTGGAGGCTCCTTCAACTCCAACGCAAAATCTGGGGCTGCAACCAGATACCCGCAAGCATTGTCCCAGCCCAGCACATACCGAAAGAAAGCGACGGTCGATGTTTACCTGACAAGCGCAAATTTAATTACGGAGACCGAGGTTGCCTTTACTGAAGAGGGGGTTGACTGGTGTTCTGTTGGATTTGATTCATTCTACACAAACGACACGGAGTCTACTGCGTCGGTTTCATCCAGTTGGAGGTCGTTTCCTCAATACTTAAACTCAAGCGGCACTACTGACTCTGCTTATGCAACTCGCGCTGGAGTGTATGCCGCATTTGCAAATAGCTATGGTGCTGGAGATACATCATATACTACAACTGGGATCTACAGGGTAGAGCTAGAGAAGTACACGCGAGCAGCAGATGGCACTCAGCTTTACTTAAAAACAATCGTCACATTCTAATGGCTGAAAAACCAAATAAAACCGAGCAGGGCAGACAGAAGAGAGCAGCAGAGAAATCCGCAAGAGCTGCCGCAACGAAAGGTCGCCGTGATTCTGCCGCAGCAGCACAGGAAAGATCAGAGCAGAGAAAGGGTCGCAACGTTGATGAGGGTTCAGCGGGTCGTGACGCTAGTTTTGCAGCGCGTGAAGCGAATGCTGGACTTACCCTTGCTGGCAATAGCACTAAGTCCTCTGGTCGCGGTGGCTCTGGTCCGTCTTTTGCGGACCGTGAAGCTGCCAACGGATTAACTAATACAACATCTGGACGAGTAGCATCAAGAGCAACTAACCCAGACTTTCCGCCCGTAGGAACTCCGTTGGGTAACGATGAGTTTACCGCAACAAATAATGTTGGCGGTGGTGGTGGCGGTGGTGGTCTAGCTGGCATTGAAATCATTTGGGCAGATCAAACCATTGAGTTTATTGAAGCCGCTGACCTAACTGACACATATGACAATGAAGCTTATTGGTCATTGGTTCTCACTGTCTCATCTGGTTCCTTTGACAAGACATTAGCCTACGATGCAACTCCCGACATATTTACGACCACTGGAACTGCACCCAATGAAGTTCAGACTAAATACAGACTGAGGTTAATTACACAATACACCAATGGGGACGGCGATACCGTCAGTTCTGGAATTAGTGCGTATGGTCAATATCGAGAGGTTACGCTTTGCATTAACGGTAGTCCTCGCTCCTCCTTGATTAAAGTCACATAATGCCAACAGCAACACCATTTACAGCACTGGGTGCGGGCAACGGGTTTACATCGTGTTTGACGAAGGTTAATGTTAATGATTACGACCACTGGACCACACTTAGTGGAGTAAACAAAGATAGTCCAGCGACTTCGGATGCGCTGATCTTAGAGTCACTAAAACTTGCAATGATGATTTATTGGAACATTGCCAGTGTAAATTGTGAGGCAAAAGCTACCAATTTAACCAGCGAAGTATCTATTGATGGGGACATATTCCTAAAGGAACCAAGTGGATTTGCCTATAAAAATGAATACGATACACGTGACCCAATGACTCCACGCCAAAGAGTGTGTAATTCTTACACAACAATTCACACACTATATGATAATAGTGAGAGTTTCTTTAGGGCCGTTCGCGCTCTGGTTGGCTGTAAGGTCGTTGCTATGTACAATGAAGGAGAATTTGTTGGATACGGATCGGGAAGGGTAGAACCAAATGATGGTACTCCAACTGCCAATACAGCATCAGTTTATGCGCAGTGGGGAGGTTATTGTGGGGTTCATCTAGGGGGATACCTGAATGAACAGGGTAGCTCTTCTCTGGAAGAAGCATACGGATATAAGGCCATATCATCTAACTCAAACACTTTTCACTTCTGCGCAGCTGCTACCGCTAGGTCATCAACTGGAGGAAACTTTTATTACGACGCTACAGCATCAATAAACCCTCTTGCAGCAAGGTCTATCTCCAGGCGTACCACCGACGATGAAATTCAAGCTGACGCAGAGGTAACGTTTAACTCCATCGACTTCTACACTTACTAATTTGACAAACCTGCTAAACTAAAAACACAAAATAATTATGTCACAAGAATTCATAAAAGAACTAGAACGCCTTAAGGCGAAACAAGCAGAGCAAGGCGGCTTTAATGCCCCAGCACCCGTTGCTCCTGGCATGCAGCCTCAAGCACCACAGGAACTATCAGCCCCGCAGGTTGGTCCCACACTCGCAAGTGAAGTGCAGCCAGACCCCATGGCAAGCACACTTGACGTTCAAGCTCCGTCGATCCAGCCCGAGACGCCACTGTTTCAGTCTACCGAATCTGAGCAAAGACTTGTAGGTGGAGTAAAGTCTGCATCAGATGCCGTTCTTAACGCGGGACTTGCCGCGTCAGAGGCTGGCGGTAATTTTGTAAACTCTAGTTCCGACGTTGTGGCTGATCTACTAAGCCAATCAACTGGCGGTCGCGTCAACCTACAATCACCATTGACATCTGGTGTAGCAACAAGGGACAACACTGGCGCTCCAATTACCGACGCATCTCAACTGCGTGCATTTCTGTCTGGGTTAAACGAAGAAGCGGCAGCATCAGAGCCAGCGGCAACACCAGCACCAGAAGTACCAACAGCAGCAGCAGTAACTCCAGAGGTCATGGCTACACCAGAATCTATCGCTGATCTTTCAGTTAATGGAACCGACGTCGTAACGCCAGAAGCAATTACCGAGGCAGCACCAGCAGCACCACAGGCACAGGCGCCGCAAAGCCTTAACTCAACACAGGCTATGCTACAAGAGCGTTTCGGATCACCTACCATCTCTGGTATCCAATCAGCAGAAGAGGGTCTAGGGCTGCGCACAGACGCACAGGGTCGCATGATTGACCCTAATGTTGATCGTAGCTCGTTTGAGCAAGCATCAGCAGACCGCGAAGCACGTCAAGCAGCTCGACCAGACTTTGGTGAGGCTCAGGCACGTGCAGCAGGTACAGTAACTGACCGTGAGCGTCGCGCAGCACGTGGTGATGGTATCAGCGATGCAGATCGGCGAGACATCGCCAAGGCAAACCAGCGAGGTGCTAGTGCGAGCGACATTGCACGTGGCGACAAGGTTGCTGCGTTAAATGGCATTGATCGCAGGACTGGAGAACCACTTGAGGGCGATGGCTTGACATTCGACCAACAGCTAAAACTTCGTTCCCAGAAATTCAACGAGGGGAAGTTTGAGTATGAAACAACTAAGGATGCCAAAGAACTATATGACAAAAGCTTGACTGAAGCCAAGGAGGCTCAAACAGCAGAAGCCAAAGCAGAGTCAGTGGGCAGAGGTTTAGCTAGTTCAGTGGCTGATATGCGAGACGTGATGGGTCGAGCTTCAGGCAGACTCGATGGGTTCTTCTCGACCGATATGGTCGGAAAAGCCGCCTCCTTCTGGAAGGGGTCTGACGCTGATGCCCAAGAGGCTGACTTTGCGTTCCTGAAGTCCAACGTTGCCCTAAATGCAATGATGGAACTAAAAGCTAACTCACCAACGGGTTCAACTGGATTTGGTGCATTGAACACGGAAGAGCTTAAAGTCCTGACAAATCAATTTGCTACCCTAGACCCGTTTACAGATTCAAAGCTGGTTCGCCAGAATCTAAAGCAATTGAACGAGCGATTTGAAGGAATAATTCAAAATGCATACAACACACACGCCGCCGAGTATGGCAAGGAAGCTGCCGATGGTGTCTACGGATCAATGATGGGCGGCAAACAAGCCCAAGGTCAATCAAATCAAGCTCCATCTGGCAAATCGGTAACAACTGCCAATGGACGATTCACAGCAACCGCAGTAATAGATTAATAATATGGCTACATTTGACTTAGAAGACAACGAAACAGGATTAAAAATCAGGGTTAATGGTGAATCTATGCCAACCGAGGACGACATGCCTCAGTTGTTTGCTGCTGCCAGAAAGGATGCTCAAGAGCAACTTAGCACTGGAAAGTTCAAGCAGAATGCAGATTTCTCGGAAGTAGACAAGGCGACCGAAAGAAAGCGCATACAGCAACTATCTGCTGCTGCCCTTGGGGTTTCTATTGATAATGTGGACATTGACTCTGGAATGAGCTTTTGGAATCGTACGAAGCTCAGTATGCAGCCGACAGATGCGGACAAGATGAAGCAACTGGAGGATACCTACGGCAAGGATGGCGTTGCCATGTTGGACGTTGGCGGAACTCCAAAGATGTTTTTCCGAGATCCTAGCTCAAAAAAGATGACAATGGTGGACGAGCAGGGTGCTTCATTTGCTGACTTTACGGCAGACCTTGCTGGGTACGTCCCAGAGGTCGCTGGAGCAGTCGCTGGCGGTATTAAAGGTGCTGCACTAGGAACCCTAGCTGGAGGACCCGTAGGCACTGTTATAGGCGGCGTATTGGGTGCTGCTGGCGGAGGCTTTGCTACCGCAACCGCGCAGGACGTTGCTACACGTGCCTTGTCCGACGAGGACATTCAGCTCGGAGAGATTGCTGGTCGACGCGGCAAGGAAGCCTTAATTGGTGGAGTTGCGGACGTTGCCCTTCTCGGTGGCGGTCGAGTGGCATCTAAGTTTCTTCGCAAGTCTGGACTTCGGGAGTCTTCTGGTAATGCGTTTGCTGATTCCGTGGAAACCGTCCGCCAAGCTGGTGGTGACGTAGGTGAAACCGCTGGAGTAAAGGGCGGCGGAAAGACACTAGAGAAAGAAATGTCGATCACCCAAGCACGACCATCATCCAAGGTTGCCAAGATCAACGACAAGACAAGGGCTTCCATGATCAATTTGGCGGATGAAATGTCTGGTAAGTCAACACCCTCTGAAGCCGCAGCGAGGATCGCAGAGAACGCCAAAGCAGGGAAACTTGACCTAGAGGACTTCATTCGTGGGGCAGATACCCGCGCTAGTAAGATCATCTCAGACGCAAAGCTTGGTAGCTTGGAGCGATTCTCAACACTAACCGATGACATGGATCGATTCGGCGGTGACTACAAAGAGTTGCTTACTAAGCTAGGTCAAGGGGCAGACGAAACGGTCAAGCAGAAGTACGCACTACGCGACCAACTCGCTGAGCAGTTAAATGTAGGCGTGTCTAAAAAGAAACTACTTGCATCAATTGATGCTGGCATCGCGAAAGAGCCAAAGTTCAATAATGCAGCAATGAAGGCAGCACGTCAAAGGGTGGAGGATGGAGATGATTTTATCCCATTCAATGACCTTGACGCTGAGCTTGCACTTGTCCGAGACGCAATCCCAGATGGCGCACAAACCAAAAGCACTGGACAGAGACTCGCATCGCTTGTAGCCGAGGAAGTTGGATCGCTGCGAAGTAAGACAGCTCGAAATGCTGGAACCGACTTCAACCGAGCATTCCTAGACGCCAATAAGTTTGTCAAGGAGGAAGCGCTTGGGTTTCGTCGTGGAGCAGTTGGTCGAGCATTAAAGGAGCAAGTTGGAGACAACGTTGCAACCAACCAGGACGTGGCTAGAGCGGTATTCAAGGACGCTGAGACTGTCCGTGAGGTTTTGCAAACTGCTTCTAATGCCGATGCCTTCGTTCAAGCCGAAGCGCGAGCAGGGCGTACGGCAGATCCATTGCGAAGTGCATCTCAAATGGAGAAGGATCTTCGCCGTCAGTTCATGTCGCAACTTGGGTTTGACAAGGGGACAACATCCGCATCAGCAGCAAAGCTCAACAAGAACCAGAAGGAAGTCATGGCTCAATTATGGTCTGGACCAAATGCCAAGGAAATCACCAGCAAGGGAAGACGCAAGGTTGCTGAGTATGAGCAACTAATGAAAAAGGTTGAGCAGTCTGGCGTTAAAGTACCACAGATTGGGGTTGATGAGGTTGACGAATATCTGTCGGCATTTTCAATCGACAAGAGAAACAAGGTGAAGAACGAGCTTGTTGCGAGGGCTAAGAAAAGGGAGGAGCTTCGTATATTTGAAGAAAACACCCTAATCAAGAAGGCTCTCAAGGGGGAGGCTGGTGATCACCTTCGATCAAAGAAGTTTGGAGATGCAATCGTCGGTCAAACCACCGAGGGTCAAGCCAAACAGTTCATGAGGGACATCGTTCCAGCCGAGGACGCTCCCTTTATTCGCCAGAATGTCATCGAAAGCTTGGTTGCTAAGTCTGGCGGAGAGTCTGGTGCTGGGTGGGACTCAAAGTCAATGCGAAAGCTATTAAAGAGACAGAGCGGAACACTCAAGGCTGTATTGGGCGAGGACGACTATAAGCTTATCAACAGCATTAATGACGTCATGGAGCGAGTCCAGAAGCAGTTCACGGTTTCCAGCACTGGAGAAGTTCGACCTCGGGTAATTGTTACGCCAGTCGGGATCGCTGCGTACCTCTCTGGTGATATCATGCAGAGTATTGGCAATCGATTCTACGGATGGGCTTACGGAACTGGAGTACTCAAGGATCTGTTTGTGGGCGGAAGTCAAAAAGCATCAAAAGAAGCTTGGGACAAGGCACTCGGCAAGATGATCGGGACTAGCCAAGGTTTGCAGGCACTAGATCACGCCACGTCGGAAGATCCAGATGCTCGCGGAACGATAGTAGAAGAACTATCCATGCAGGGTCAGTAGCCTAAATTAAATTAATAAACAAGAAAGCCACACGACGATAAGTTGTGTGGCTTCTTTGTGTAGTTTTATATGCCCTACAAGGCTTTTTTGCGATAAACTGGACACTTGATACTCGCGAGTATTTCAAAGCCCTTCTAGGCGCAATAGAAGCCCGTAGTGATGCCACTGTTCACTCAATCCTTGGATCTAGGCACGAAAAAACCCCCAACTCCTAAGAGCTGAGGGTTTCAACGTCAACCACGACTACTATGAAACAAATCTAAATGCTGTCGGCGGTGTCTTTTAGTGCGGCTTTGAGTTCCGTCCGAACAATATCGTCGATATCGTCATCGCTAGGGAATACTCTTGCTATTGTATTTGGGTGATACGTCATAGCTAGCAGGGCTGATACGCATAGCTCCCGAGCGTCTGTGGCTGTTACGCCATCCTCGTGATTGTCGATGCTTACTGTAAGGTTTTCGTCGCTTATTGTGATTTTCATAATTGGTATTTGGTGTTAATTTGCTAACTTATACTGCTTCCCGCCAACTGTCAAGGTATTTCTGACAGTTGGCGCTTCATCTGGGTGACTACAGGAACATTGGCTGAACTTTGCCGATTCGCTCCTTTGCGATGTCGTAGTATTTCTCTACCTTCTCGATGCCGATAAAGTTACGATTAAGTTGAACTGCCACCTTGCCTGTTGTTCCAGATCCTAAGAAGGGGTCAAATACGGTGTCGCCCTCATTGCTCCATGAGATGATATGGTCGTGTGCTAGTTGCTCCGAGAATGCCGCTGGGTGAAGTGGATTCATCTCGGTTTTCATGCGCCAGATGTTATATCGCATTCCAAACTCGGTATTAACCTTACCCTTCGCTCGCTCGGACATACTGCCGTCTGAATTTCGGGTAGTATTCTTTCCCCAGCTACCTACCTGTCCAGCGCATACGTTTGGTCTATCCTTTATCGGGTTAAACGACTTCGGCTTCCCTTTGCTGAAAACGAACATATATTCAGATATTTGATGATACCTGTTGGATGATGGATTGGAGAAGTTATGTTTCTGGTAGGTCATAGTGTCATGCAGCCGAAAGCCACACTCCATAGCATACAACGCCTGCTTGAATGATGTCCCAGTCTCGCTGCCCTTGATTGTAGCGTCTCCGACAACCCAGACTACCACGCCACCCTCTTTAGTGATTCGATATAGTCCCTCTAGCACTTGTTTCCAGATGCCCTCGTTCCATTGTAAAGAACCTTCATAGGTTCGTAGGTTGTCGTATGGTGGCGATGTTACGGTTAGATCAACGCTGTTTTCGTCCATCTTTACCATCTCCTCAATGCAGTCTCCGTGTATTAGTTTCATATTAATTTTGGTTGTATAGGTCTTTTTTTTGATCAGCCCCCTTTTTACAGGGGGCACTTCGTTTTGGTGACTACAGGAACATTGGCTCGAAGTGAGCGAGCTTGCTACTGTAGACAACCCCGCAGCCAACGATTGGCTTATTGCTGTAGACCTTGCCATACGCCATTGCTGGATCGTTGTGGTCAACCCCGCAACCCACCTGCATGCCGAAGATGCAGTCATTCTGGTTGGCGTGGTAAACTACACCAGCCTGTGCGTGTAGGTGACCTTGGACAACCGACTTGAACTCGGAGATGGCGTTTTTGTGAGCTGACATTGCCCCACCTTTGCCTTTGTCGCCGTGGCGGTAAACCACGTTGTCAATCACAAGATCGGCGTAGCGAGGGTGGATTGTCCAGCCCTCAAGCTTCCAGAGATCCTTAAAGCTCTTCATCACATCATCGGGCAAGCCAATCATGCGGGCTTTACGGGCTGGGAGGGAGCTATGGTTGCCTGTCATATAGTCAACCTTCGGGAACGCCTTGTGGAGCTTCTGAACCTGCTTAAACGCACGCTTAAACTCTTCAACTGGAGAAGGCATTGACGGATCTTTCTCGTGGAAGGAGATCGAGTTCCAATCTACTAAGTCTCCGATATGCACGACGCGAGCGCAGTTGTGCTTCTTGTAGATCTTCTTGAGAAACGGAATGTATCCGTCGAGCATTGCTGGAGCGTGAGTGTCGCCGATAACTAGAACTGGTTTTGGTTTTTTCATAATTTTTGATGTGGTTTGTTTTTTGTTGGCTTGTGTTAGGTGTATAGTCCTCGGATTGACTCCAAGATGATTTGTATAGCTGACTTGTGATTCCGCAGGACGGAATCGTGGCTGGTAATTGATTCGGCAAGTATGTCTATGTTGCTTTGGGCATCTCGCAGTGAGTTATCTAATAGCCAGATGGATGCTGATGATATTAGGATGTAGGTGATTAGTATTGTGTTTCTCATGGTTGGTTCTGGTTTATGTTGCGTCGCTTGATTGCGATGAAGGAAAGGGCTAGTAGACCCGCTATTAACGAGAAGGTTTCTGGCTCTGGTATGATGTGCGCCGACACCACCCTTAACCTCAGCTTCCCGCTCTTGATATACTTAATGACCCCCACGTTGTATTCCTGCATGTTACTGTGGCGAGCCGTTGCCACGATTGTCTTGATGTCGCTTTTCTCGATGTTGTAGAGGTCTGCGAGCGGTAGCATGTTTGGGTAGATGACCTTGACGTCAAATGACCAATCCATGGTAGATAAGCTTTGCATCTCAACGCGATCACCGAAACCCTTCATGCGGAAGAAGTTGCCGTCACTGAAGCGAACCATTGAAGATCCGCCGTTGAAGGCTACGTCTGGAGTGTTAGCTAAGACGCCCGAATTAACGTTGAAGACAGAGGCAGATGCCACGCTTGAGAAGGCAACCAGTGCCAGTAGTGTTAGTTTATTCATCATGTGGTTTTTAGTAATTAAGTGTCGCTCCGTCTGCAAGCAGTGAGGCAAGTTCTACGTGAGTTGTTAGGTGCGAGCGGTCATCACTCGTCCTCCAGTGATATAGAAACTCGTCGCCTGCGCAACTTCCTGGTGGCGTCGTTAGCTCCGTATCTTCCAGTGTTAATTTGAGACCGAGACCTTTAAGTGTTGTTCCTTTGGGATATATCATATTTTTTAGTGTTTTGTGGTTGGTGTTTGGTGAGCATAGCAGGTTTAGATCGATAAGTCAAGGGTTATTCTATCGTATGTGCGCCCTACTGGGATATTGGTTTTATTTGATAATTATTTCCAATCCCAATCGTTGCGATATTTACGAACAACTTTTACGAGCTCGTCCCACTCCTCCCAATCGAGGGCGATTTTAGCACTGTTGTTTTGCTCGTCATTCCCGCATATGGTCAGGAAAGAGCCAGCGGCATCGTCCTCGGGTCCGACTTGGACGCTATTGAAGATTGGATTCCAGCCAGGGCTAGCTGACTTGATGCTTACTTTTATTGGTAGTGATTTCATAGTGTGTGCGCCCTATCGGGCTGTTGGTTGTTGTTTGTTAGAGCAGAAAGCTCGACCTCAGCTTCCTCCTCTGATTCAGCTTCAAGGATGATTGCGTAGCTTGTGCCGCAGTTTCCTTCGTCATCTTGCCAGTCGATGTATGATACTTTTAGTGTTTTGCTTAGTGGTTTCATAATGTGTGCGCCCTGTCGGGCTTTATTGTCCAGTATTTTAATTAATATAGTGTCTACTCAACTTCGCCCCGATTCAGGTTGTGGCGCTCCTCTAGCTGTGCATTGCGGGCAATTAGCTCTTCGCAGCGCAACTGGGAGGCTGCAAGATCTGCTTTGATTACTTCAATTAGCTTCTCTTGTGCCTCGCAGGCTCTTGCCATGCTGTTGAGACCGCGAGTGAGGAGTGTGTGTTCGGATGGTTTGAATAGTGCTTTCATAGTTTCTTTATTTTAGTTCTGTTGCGTATTGGATGAGAGAGTGTTTAACGTCGGCGGGCAAGTCTAACTGTCTGATTGCGTACCGAGCGGCTGATTCTGGCGTCCCTTGGTGAGAGCCGATGGTGTTGCGAATTAATACGCGTGCCATCTTTAGCTGTTCCGTGATGTCTTGCATGATATGTTGGTTGATTTTAGTTGAGTTGAATTAAGTTGAGCTGAAAGATGTCCCCGCCGCCCCGCGATTACTGAAGGTGTCGGTATGATTCGTAGCGAGCCTCGTCGATGCGCTGGTCTCGCTCTTCCTGTGCGTAGACGTCCTCAAAGAATCTTTCAGCTACGGCAACCTTGACGTGGCACTCGTCGTACAGAGCAAAGTCTGCGTCCGAGGTGCTGTCATCAAACTCTTCGTTGATAGCTTCAAGGTCTAGCACAAGACCCTCAAGGGTTGAGTCGTCAAACTCTGGCGCGTTGTAATCTTCAAGTTCTTCAGATATTTTAGTGAGTTGTTTTGTGTATTTCATGGTCTTATTTCTATGGTTTGTTTTTGTTTTGTCAAGGGTTTAGTTGATCTTATTCCACACGACATTTCCGAGGGTGACTAGGATGTGCTTGCAGGGTTCGGCGGGATTTCCGCGCCTCCACTGAGGATTGATTCTCATGGTGAAGTGCTTGCAGGTGCAGCTGCCCTTACGACCATTAGCCATAAGGTCAACTTCGTAAGTGCCACTGCCATCCCCCGTCACGAGATACTGGTATTCGTTTAGTTTTTGTATTTTCATTATCCTTGGAAGTCAATCATTGCACCTGTTTGGCGAATAAAGCCAAGCTTGCCTGCGTCGTAGCCAGTGCCACCGCGTTGCTTTGGTCGAACCCACCGAACCATCGGTCCAGTTTTGTCATCGTCTGACTTCTGGAACAGGAACGTAATTGAGTCTGCGTCCTGCTCCAGCGCACCAGACTCTCGGAGGTCTGACATTCTCGGCTCTCGGTTCTCCTTCTCTGATTCTCGGTTAATTTGAGCCAGTAGGATTACGGGAACTTTGAGAGACTTTGCAAGCAACTTGCACTCTCGGCTGATCTCTGCCACCTGCTGCTCTCGAGGGAGCTTGGGGTTGGCTCGGATAAGCTGGCAGTAGTCAATGATGATTGCTTTGACGTCATGCTTGCGCTTCCAGTTGCGGGCGATCGATAGAATTAGCGGTAGGTTGAAGGCATCGTCGCAAAGCTGTATCGGCCACTTCTTGACCGCGGCAATAGCTTTCTTGATCGAATCGTTCTGTTCCTTGGACGCTACGCCGTCTCTAGCGCGTTCCCAGTCAACTCCAGACTCCATGCTCACCATTCGCCCCATAAGCTCCTCTGAACCCATCTCAAGCGAAAACATGCCGATTGGAAGACCCTTCTTTGCCGCCCTATGCACAATGTTCAGTGCCATTGCGGACTTTCCACAACCTGGACGTGCAGCAAAGACGCACAATTGACTCGGACCGAACCCGCCGCGATTAAGCGAAGAGTCATAGGCTTTGATGCCTGTCGGAACGTATGCGGTCTTGTCGAAGTCTCCAAAGAAGTCAGCGACAAACGAATCAATGGCTTCTGAGATTGGCTTTTGCTTTGCTCCAGTCTCGGAGAGCTTCTTGGTGGTTTGGTCGATTCCGATCATAATCTCGGAGGCTTCTTCGCCGTTGGCTGTCTTCTCTTGAACTTCGCGGGACATTCTGTTGAGCATACGAAGTTTGTATTGCTCCAGAACCTTAGTCGCGTAAGTGGAGAGGTGCAGGGATGTCTTGGCGTGATCCATAAGAGCCATGAAGTCTGCTGCGCTCTTGCCAGTGATCTGGATGTCGGTCAAAACGTCCTGTTCGTCAATCTGGCGACCACTGCGGTCAATCTTGTTAATGATCTCCCAGACGTCTTGGCAGATGTTGCTTGTGAAACATTCTGGGGTGACGCCCAGTTCCTCGGATTCGCTGAGCAGCTGCCCGCCTACGCCAGTAGATCCGCCTTGGATGATTGTTGCTAGTAATGTGGCTTCTGATGTGTTCATAGTTTTAGTCGACTGGATAGCCTTGTGATTTGAATTGTGCAACCTGCTTGAGTTCTTCAAGTGTGCGTTGCTTGCCCCGTTGAGTTTTCTGGTTTAATGTTCTGACGTCAATGCCAAAAAAAACAAACTCTCCGCCCTCTTCTTTTTCTTCTTTTTTATTCTTATCATTCTTGTTTATGGTTAATTGATGGTTAAGTGCTGGTTGTTTGATGGTTAAGTGCTGGTTAAGTCGCTGGTTATTTTCACTTCCCTCAGATTGGTAAGTGTCGTAGTTGCAGATACTTAGCATGGTAAATTTGCTGGTTGTTTTGATGGTTATATTTTCGGTCTTTTCCAGCTTGGCAAGTGAAGTCCTTACGACCTGCACTGTCATCCCCAGATCTCTAGAGAGGTGTCCTCTGCTCGTAATTAGCTGACCTCGCTCAATGACATTCCCCTGCCATTTAGCCTTTTTGTGGTTCGCCATAATGAGTAGATGCAAGAAAAGCCGCATGGTGTTGGCGTCTTGATACCACTCAAACTTAGTAAAGCCCCTGTGTAGTTTTATCCAGCCTTGTGTCATAATGTTTTTGGTTCGTGGTTTTGTGAATTATTGCGGAAACTATCAAAGATTGGTCGGAATTCTGTTATAATTGATCTCCAGACAATCCTCAGCGTCCCTCATTGCGCTATCGCACTCAGCAATAGCCCTTAGAAGCCGCTCACGGTCTTCCGAGTTTGAGTTAATGGTAAGTGTCGCGTTTCTTACTGCAACGCCGTATTCGTACTTTAAAATGCCACACTCGTCACTGATCGCTTGAACGGTCATGTCGTAATGACTTGATGACAGGAGTTTGGCGGATTCTGTTACTGCTTCGATTTCTTTGATGTTCATAATTTTATAGTTCTTCTGTTAGTGCCTCGGCTGTCTCCAGTTCGGCGCGGGTTAGTTTTCTTTGCGATTTGAAAATGTCCTTAATGCACTTAACTGCAAAAGGTTCCTGTGTCTCTCTGAGCAGGATTCTCTCTTGCTCTGATGGTGATAGTGTTCTCCACCAGAATCGGTTGTGCTCTTTTGGCATGCTCATACCCAGAAAGCCCCCCAGCGGCCTTTAAAGGGCAACTGAGGGGCAGTATAGGGGTTACTTAATAAGTAGGGTGGCTTAGAAAGGAGGCTCTTCCTCTGTTGCCTCGTCGGCTACTGTCTCACCAGCACCCTCAGCCTTAAATACCTTCCAAGCTGATAGGCTAGTGAAGTAACGCCCGTTATTCTCATTTGTGCGAATCTCGAAGGACACGTCCACGACAGAGCCAACTTTATTGTACTTCTGGAAGTTGGCAATCTTCTCACCGTCTGACTTCTCGAAGATCTCAAAGCCCCAGAGTTTATCTGAACCTTCGTATCCGTCTTGATTGGTCACTGCGAATGACATCTTGTTGTATTTACCGCCAGAGATCGACTCTGGTTGGTTGATTGCTGTGATCGTACCTGTTACTTTGTATCCTTCTGACATAGTTATTTTTCTCTATTCTTAGTTATTGTTGGTGATGCTCTTAGTTACTTAGTTAGTCCTGCTTTTTTCTTGTCTTTTGCTGCTGTTACTGTGTCAACCTGCTTTAGGTCGATTGGTAAACTGTTCCAGACCTTCACTAGGTCTTCAACCGTCTTCGCTGTTTCTAGCTTGGTCTCTGCGTCCTTTGCTGTCATGAGCGGGGCTTTAGGCTTTCGCTGCATTGCACCTTCGCCGTCATCATCCTCAGAGGGGATGCCAACAGCCGATTGTAGACCGTAACGCCTAGCGTAGGTGATAGCACTGCCCATGCCCTGCGGGTCGTTCTTCGCGCACTTCAGCATGAATTCATTTGCGATGAATTCGCCGCTTTCGTGCATGATGATTGTTTCAACTCCAGCAAGACCGTCTCCAGAGATCGGGAATTGCACGAAGCTCAATCCGTTATTGGCGAATGGCTCTTTTACGCAATTGATCACCTCCTCTAAGTTGGCGTAGTTGCTGCGAAAAAATGGGTTTTTTGCGGACTTCTTAGCTCCAGACATTTCTGCTTGAGCCTTGTTTAGTGCAGCGGCTAGGCTGGCGATAGTATCGGATTTATTCATGGTCTTTATTATATAGTATTGCGGTGAATGGGTCAAGCTTATTTGTCGTATTGGCACTTGCCAGTGAGTTTGCGTTCTAGATTGGCCATCGCTCGCCACGCCACCTGCTCCCAGTCTTCGTCGATAACGTGCCGCATCATGGCGTCAAGTTCGTCAGTAGACTTGCTCATGTCCCAGTGGAGGGGCTTGTCTGGGTGGTGCTGCTGATTGCCCTTGTAACTAAGGTGAGACACGGCAGCGACGGCGTGGGGGAAATACTTGATGAAGCCAGAATACACTGGGTGTGTCTTGCGCTCGGCTGCATCTGTTGGCAGTGCCCGCCCCGCGCTTTCCTCCTCGGTGAAGCAGTAGAGACCCATGCAAAGATCCTTGTGGATGCCCCGCCAGAAGTCATGACCTTCGGGGGTTTCGTCCCACTTGAACGCATCGCGCAGAGCCTCGGCTATTGAGTCAGCTTTTTCGGTCATCCCGAAAGGACTCATATTTGTAAGGGCTGCGTCCCTGTGTGCTGGTTTCAGTTTGTAGAGTTGGTTTCTTATTGTATCCATAGTTATGTTATTTAGTTGAGTTTTGCTTGCTTGCAAGCTTTTTATCGATGTTTCGCTGTTTTGTCTGCCTTGCTGTCCGTTTCTTGTGACATGTGTAGCAGACCACCTCCATCTTGCCGTAGATAAGCTCGTGGAAATGCTCCCCGAGCGTCTGGCGGATGTCTGCCAATGGCGTGATGCCGTCAACATGGTCAATTTCAAAGACGGATCGAGCCTTTTTGCTGATCCCCCCGCTTGCTAGCGGTCGCCGCTCCTTCTCACTGCATCCCATTACGCGCTTACAGTCGCAGCAATCGACAACAAACCAATTGCGGCCTGTCTTTGGATTCTCTGACTGATAGCGAACGGACGCAATAAACGTCTTGCGGCTTGTGCGCCTCCAGCAAGGGCGCAGCGCTGACTTCAAAAGTGTGCGCATTGCACCCTCCGTGATGCCTGTAATTGGATCTATTTTTCCTCTTGTCATGCTTGTATTAGGGTTAATACGCTCCCGCGCTTGTCGATGATTACGCCCGCCTTCTTGTCATACTTGCCGATAAGCTTAATTGCGTCGTCTCTTGTGTTGGCATACTTAACTACCTTGCCGACATAGTCCGAGCGCATGCGGGAATGGGTGAATGTTATAACGTGAGCTGGCATTATGCTGTTACGAGGTTAGCCCGCAGGCGCTGAACTCTGGATTGGTGAGTGCTGGTAGCCACGCCCATTGCTTCGCATGCCTCCTTTAGTGTCATGCCTTGTCCTCTTAGCTCGTTGACATCTGCCACCGAATCGGCGACATCTGCCAGCGGTGAGGTTGGCTCTGGATGTTTGAGCATGTCACCGAAAACGCCGCTTTGAATGTCGGCTTTGATCCTGGCGGCCATGCGGTCAAATGCAGAGATTTCTTCAATCTCGGCTTTTTTGGATGATAGATAGGCGATTGCTGATTGTATTTCGTTCATTGTATTTTTTTGGTTTAGGTTTATTTTAGTGCGTTGCCGTTTTCTAGCAACTGTAATGTCATTCCGTCTTTGGAGGCTGTCTTGCCTTCAACGTGCCAGCCGTCAATCTCTGACAGTTGGTAAGCCGCCTGCAATTGCATTTGGCTCAGTGTCGGGTGTAGTGATTTGAATGCTTCTTTGGTTTTCATTGTTTGCTCTGGTTTGCCTTGTGCGGCGTTTTGGTTGGTTGGTGGGGCATTGCTATGCCTTTGCACCTTGAAAGCCCTCAGCGACCGCTAAAGGCAACTGAGGGCTGTTTGGGTGGGGTGTCAACGGTTGGCTTTGTTAGGGTAGGATCTTATCGACGATGAACAGCAAAATTGCCGCGCATGCTGCTATCTTTAGACCGACCGACAGGTTACTTGCAATTGCCAGCTCTTGGCGTGTCGGTTCTTCGTCTTGCCAGTCGATCGGCATGTGTAGCACCTCATAAGATGCGCTTTCGGCGTCTCTGACAGTCAAGCTGGGGTTAGCTGCCAGCATTGCCCTCGCTTCCTCGATGTTTAGGGCGTTGTCGTTGACCCTTTCAAGACCGAACGGTGTATTTTTATAAGCGTGTAGTTTAGTTGGTTTCATAATTATCTGACTTGGTTGATTGTTTTTAGACCGCCACGCGGATTAGTGAGAAGACGGCTATAACTCCAAGTACTGGATGGATTGCGAAAGCGCCAACAATAAGGGCGATGGTTATTGATAGTGATATTAGGTTTAGCATGTTATTTTTGGTTATTTGGTTAGGTTTTTGTCGATTTCTGGTAAACTTCTGAGCCAAGCCCCGCCACCGCCATCGGTTAGCCAGACGGCGAGGCGTGTTTCTAGCTCTGCTAAGGCTTCTGGATCGCCTTGCGGGTCGTGGTTGATTTCTTCGCCAAGGTAATGCTTAAGCTCATCCTTTACGGTGCGAAGGATGGCAAGCTGGCTTTTATTGTACTTAAGTAAGCTCATGATTTGTAGAGTTTAAAGAGGAAGAAAGCGCCCGCTAAGCAGTGCGCAAGAATTAGTAGGTGGATTATGATCATTTGTATTGGTTTGGGTTGGATTTAAATGCCCCTTAAAGGGCTTTGGGTTAATGGCGCGGGTGTTCCGTCACCTTACACCCCAAAACCCCGCATCGGTTAAATGCGGGGCAGATTGGTTTAAAACTCTGAAACGATGATACCACCGTCAAACTCGATCAGTTGAGCATAGTCTAAGATGTATTCGCGGATGTTTTCCTCGTGATCATCATCGTTTTTGCTGAAATAGCCGTCTATTAGTTGATCGTCGGTAAAGTAGCACCGCGCCCACTCTTGCAGGCTTTCATGCTCCGAGTAATCGCATCGGATGGCAACGCGGTCGAACTCGATTTCCGCGCCACAATTGTCTTCGATTTGTTCAAGGTATTCTACAAGGGCGAAAGCCCCAGCCATTGACCACGCGGCGTTTTCGTCTGCCATTAATAAGGATGCTGCTTCTGATGTTGTAAGTGTATGTTTCATAATATTGTGTTGGTTGGTGTTGGTTGGTTAGCTGTATTTTTTAATAAGCTCTTTGAGTTTATTAATATCTTTTTCTAGTTTGTTTAGTTCTTTAAGGGCTTTGCGAGTTGTTTTAGTTTTGGTTGATGTGAAATCGTCGAATAATATTTGGTGGATGCCTTCGTTTATTTTAAGTTTAAAAGTGTAGTTCTCTTTGAATTTGTTTTTGGTTTCTTTGTCCATGTTCTATGTTGGTTGATTGTAAGCGGATTGCTTATACCCAGAAAGCCCCTCAACGTGTTAGGCTGAGAGGCTGTGGTGTTGGTTATTTGGGGCGCTCGAGGAAGCCTTTTTTGAAGTCGGCCGACACTTGAGCTAGATGGCTTTTAAAGCTCGACACTGTCGCGACCCTTTCGCCGATCCTTAAGCGGGTCTTTCCTGTTTTTCTGTCATGCACTACCGAAACGCAAGACCTTGAGTGAAGGCTGCCGTGTTTGTATTGGGATCTGGCGAACACGCTTGTCACGCTTTCGCCGTTAGACTCAGTGCAAATGCTGTAGGTCAGCCGTATTGTGTCGATCAAGTCGAGTGCCTTAGATGTTTTCATGGTGTTGGTTGGTTGGTGTTGGTTGATTGTAAGCGGATTGCTTATACCCAGAAAGCCCCTCAGCGTGTTAGGCTGAGAGGCTGTTGCTGCACTATGGGTTGATGTAAGGGTGGTTGGCTAGTGGGATCAACTTGATGCCATCGCTGTATGACTCATGTCTGTCTAGCACCTCAACCGTGTATTCTCTGCCCTCTACAATGACGTGGTCGCCGCTGTTGATGAGTGTGGCATCCCTGTATGCTTCGGACGCCCTGCGGCGGTCATCTGCTTTACCCTCATAGTCAGCGGTCAGACAAGCACCGCTTGCGTTGACCCAAGCCAATGGGTGGCGGAATCCTATTGAACGCTCCAGAGCCTCCTCTGAAGTCTCCCATTTAGATTTATACCCTTCGACTGATCCGACTTTAAAAACTGTCTCGTGGCGGTCGCTTGAAGTTTTTACTTGGTCGCCGTGATTTAGTGTAATGCTCATAGTTTGTATATATATGTGTGTTAATTGTAAGCAGGTTGCTTATACCCAGAAAGCCCCTCAGCGTGTTAGGCTGAGAGGCTGCTATGTTATTTATTAATGATCATTGAGTGAAGACCCTTGCGGCGACTCCACTGGTTTCTGACGAGCAACTTGATGTAATTGGTTGCTTCTTCGAGGGTAGCTCCACCCTCCGAGATCATGCAGTCTCGAACGTCATCCCTGTTGCCTTTATGCCTCCAAGGTGTCGGCTGCATCTGATCAGCGTCAAAGTATTCCTCAAAGCTGAACTGATAAGTGGTCTGTAGGCGACCTTGCCACTCGCCGTGTTTGAAGATCATAGAGCCAAATGGGAGGTCAACTGTTGTCGTGCTTTTTGCGTTATTCATAATTTGGTGTTGGTTGGTGTTGGTTGGTTGGTGTTGGTTAGTCATCTGCATTCAACGGGCTGTGAACCGTCTCAGTATGAGGCTGCATTACTAACTGTTGTCCCGTCCCCACGTCATCAAGCGAGCGAATCGCTAGCACTCTCTCCCGAGCGCCGCACCGCGAGTATCTCCCGCGGGCTGGTGGTTGTTGGACTGTCAAAGAACGTTGCTACATCCACCAACATGACTACGTGAAATGGCATTGCAAGTCCTAAAATGAAAATAAAGGGCGAAAAGTGAAGAAATTTTAGGAAGCCGCTTAAACAGTGGGCTAGAAGCCGAAAGTTTTTTAAGAATCAACTCACCACACATAGAATACACGCCCCACAGAAGGCCGTGAGGCCGTCAAGGTGGCATCCATCCGCCGTATATAGTCCAACATGCCAGACCACCTGCTGCCGCATATATAAGGCAAACCAGACCCGACCCCAAACCAGTCGACCAACCCAGCCCGATCAACTCAATCAGCCCGATCAACTCAATCAGCCGACCCAAATCACCCAAAACCATCAAAAGGTAGATTTCAAACTAACGATTTTCACGCCGATCGCCCAGAAAGCCTCCCAGCAACATTTTAGACTCAAACCGCCATTTCGACCCCTCAACCCCGTCAGAGGGCTTAAAACCGAAAAACGCTTTGAAATCATCGCGAGGGTCAACATACCTGTAGGAACATCAAAGCCCGCACAGAGCCACACAGCGCGTTTGTTCACTACATTACACATGTAAAGCAAGAAACTAGTGAACACGTGAACTTGCTCGGCAGCTTGCTGACGTAAGCAACACCCAGCAAAGCGGGTCTGTCGAAGGTGAGCAGGTGAGGGTGGATGAATGATTGATTGATTGTTCAGAAGGGTGCTGGGAAGGTGCTAGGAATGTATCCCACACGCCCCAAAAACAAACATCCCCACGTGTCTCGACATCAAGGTAAATGTCTCGATGCCAAGGTAAATATCTCGACGTGAAGTATCTCGACGTCAAGGTATATCAAGGGGGGTGGAGGGGGTCGAGGGAGGGGGGAATCTCGGTGGATTGCTATACATATACCACCCTACAAAAAATACATTTCAGATATCCGACCTGCGAGCGTTATTCCGCTATACCTTATGGTGGGCAAAATCCAACTGTGGGTACATTATTTAGCTATACCTTATGGTATGGAAAATCCAGTTGTGGGTATGCACGAAAAAGCCCCAGTGGAGTGCTGAGGCTTTTGGTGGTTAGATGTGCGGGTATGGCTGTTTGCTGTCCTGCTCGTATATGTCGTATATCTGGTCATCAAAGACCACTTCTACTCCATTTATAAGATCGTCATATTCTGTGTCAATCTCGATGATCTCTGCTTGTCGTTCCTTGTGCCATTGCAATCGTTTGTGCCACGGACGTAAGTGCTTAGCCCATTCTACCTTCTTTGTTAGTATTCCTTTTTTCATGGTGTATCTAAGGATTAGTTTATATCCTTTTGTAGTATTGTGACTACGACTATTGCGAATGGTTTACACGTGCCTTTGCGATCTCGTAGTAGTCTGGGTCTAGCTCGCAGCCTACGAAGCTGAATCCTTCGCGTACAGCGGCTTTACCTGTGGAACCTGACCCCATGTAAGGGTCTAGGACAACGCCACCTGTGGGGGTGATGAGGCGGCATAGATAGGACATTAGAGCTGTTGGCTTGACTGTGGGATGATTGTTGCCCTCATCGCGATCCTTCTTGCTTGCCTTGGCGCAGTAGAAGAAGCGTGCTGCGGACTCATTAGGCTTACTCTCAGGAAACAGCTCCAGCACCTCCTCCGAGCCGTCATGGATTAGGTTGGCTGGGAAGCGGCCTTTGTCTAACTTTGATACGGTTCCACCGTTAAGACCGTCGCCATATTTGCCAAGGGAATCTCTACACTCGTCGGTGTTTACCTTCTTAGTTGCTCCGCTAGTCCCCACCCGACACCCATCAATGTTAATCCCACCAGTCCCCCACTTCAGCACGTTGGCTGCAACGGTCTTCTCTGATAGTGGCTTGCGGCATAGGGTGAAGAACTCGCTGCTTGGCTTGAGTGCTGTTCCCCAGCCTTCATGAGGTGAGTTGCCCTTGGTTTCATCGGCGGCTTTTTCATTCGGGTTGGTACCAACAACCCCAGGAACTTTAGAATTGAAGGCTTTTCCATGGCTTAGACTTTTACCCACAACCCTCCTCTCATTCCCCTGCAACTTGTCAACTGCCTTACCAATGTTCAGGCTCTTCGGAAAGCCTGAGCCGTAAATCCATGACACCACATCACGAATCTCAAAGCCAGCATCCTCGATATTCACAACCATTCGGTGCTGTGTCCGTGTGCCACAAGCAATCAGCGCATGACCTCCAGGCTTCAGCACTCGCATAGCTTCCTTCCAGACCTCTACGCTTGGCACGTCATAGTCCCACTTCTTAGCCATAAAGCTAATGCCGTAGGGAGGGTCGCTCACGATGGAGTCAACCGAGTTATCTTCTAGTGTTTTCATCTGCTCTAGGCAGTCGCCGTGTAGTAGGTTAATCATAATTTTATTTAAGAATAGAGTGAGTCCTCAACATGCATGATAATCTCATAACTGTCAAGGCTAGACTTCTCTATCTTGGGCTCTATGCCGATGTACGGGGACGGCGATATGGTATGTACAAGCCTCCCTGAGCCTAGTTTGACACGATCTAGGTAGCCGAACCCCTCAAGCTCCTTCATGGCTGCCCTGATGGCATCAACAGAGTCTCGCATCTCCATTGATATACGCTTGCAGGAGAAGTCCCAGTTCGCGGGCTTAGTCTTCATGTAGCCAAACAGACCCTTAGCCTTCATTGAGATTGCGGAGTCATGCCAGATAGACTCGTCTGTACTGTCGTCGTCCAGCATCCACGCTGGGTTGTATAGCCACTTGCCTTTTAGTATATCCATATCTAAATTCTACCACGAAAGTCAAGATATGTCAACACCTTGACACGTAGTATATAATAAGAGTTCAAACCAAGACTCTTCCACAAGTTTTTGATTTAAGATTAGCTGTTCGGATTTCGATTCGTGCAGTTTTTTTTGGTCACTTGACACGTGGTATACCATTCAGGAATGAGTACAAAAGGAAGTGAACCAAGGACATTAAACCGAGATGCGGCTAAGTATCGCCGCAATTTCGACGACATTAAGAAGGACACGCGCAAGGCATCTGACAAGTACGACGTGGACAAAAGCGATCTTCCTACGGGGGTAAGGTCGCGCACCATATATGGAGGTAAGAAATAATGGAAGAAACCGACGAAGTGCTTGAAAAGATCAATGCAATCATGGCGGAACACTCCATGAACTACGCATTTGCCATTATTGACGAAGAAGGAGACCTGCGCTACGATTACAGCAATTGGCGTATTGGTCGTATGCTATTCTCGGACAGTCTGGTAGATATGACGCAAGAGTCCATCATGAGCGACATTATATGGGACGACCTTGAGGAAGACGACGATGAGTGATGAACTAAAGGTAGATACCAAGAACTACATCGCCAAGAAGCTTGTGGACGCTCAGGAGGCTCACAAGCATGGTCAGGCATGGTGTAACCGCGACCCGAAGAAGTGGGCGCTAGTGGCTAACCACATCATCCAGAAGCCAGATGAGGTAAGCACGTTCATGCGCAAGAATAAGATCACCCGAAACTTCTACTACGACGTGCAGACGGAGCTTATGGCAGATCCAGAGTCATCGGAGATCCGCAATGCGTGGGCGTCTGAGATCTCATCGGTGATGTTTCAAGGGCTAGATACATATCGCCAGTCGCAGGATCAGTATTCTAGTCGCGTTGAGAACGGTGAGATCGAAATTGATGGCAATGAGCTGTTCAAGCAGGGAAAGAGCTTGCAGGCATTCAACGACATTCACAGTAAATTGACGGGCAACAATATCCAGCGCGTGGTTGTGGAGCATAAGACCACATTAGACGAAGCTGAGGAGTATGCCCGTAAGATGCTTGAGGGTATCCAGGAAGCAGAGATTGTAGATTAGCTATGAAGTTCACATCGCACCCAGTCCTAAAGCCGCCGACTCCAGAGGAGATTAAGCGCCTTTGTTTTAACGAAGACGGTTCCTCCAAGCCAGAGGGACTCAAGGCACTTGTCGAGATGCACCGCATGCACGAAGATGCAGTGGCTAACTCCGACGAAGATCCGCTAAACTTCGGTGTATCGCTCAAGGGCTGGGTATATGCGGACAAGATGCTTGAGGAATACGACACTCTGATGATCTTCGGGGGCAATCGTAGTTCAAAGACTGAGTATGGTGCTAGGACGGTCGTGAAGGCTGCGCTAGAAAACCCTAAGTCCATCATCGTATGCTTCGCGCAGGACGCTGACGCGTCTATCAGAACGCAGCAATCAGCCGTCTACCGCTATCTGCCGCCAGAGTTCAAGCAAAAGACCAAGGGTGTGCTGGAATACCTCAACTATACGGTCAAGAACGGCTTTACAGGGCAATCATTCATCCTACCGAACGGTTCTCAGGTGCTATTCCACACATATAGCCAGTTCATCGCGAATCGTAGTAAGTTTGAGGGTCTTGAGCTAGGCTCTAAGACTCCAGAGTGGCATAACATCGGTCTATGGCCAGACGAGTACCTTGAGGACGGTGATTTGATCCGTACCATGCGATTCCGACTAGCCACACGGGACGCTAAGATGATGTTGACCTTCACGCCCATTGACGGCTACACTCCGTTCGTCGCTGAGTTCCTCAAGGGCGCTGAGACACGCAAAACACGCAAAGCACCGCTGCTAGACGGCGAGGAAGTGCCAGTGACGCAGTATAGCCCCGAAAAGGACGCTGGTATCGTGTATTTCCACTCGGAATTCAATCCGTTCGGCGGATATGACCGTATTGCCAAGGAATTGAGGCACAGTACGCGAGATGAGATCCTCACACGTGCCTATGGTGTCCCCGTCAAGTCAATGACGTCGCTATTCCCGCTATTTAGCCAAAGCGTACACGTCCTAGAGCATGAAGACTTCCCAGACCTGTCAGACAAGCAGAAGTTTACCTGCTACCAAGTGGTTGACCCCGCTGGTGCGCGTAATTACACTAGTTTGTGGGCTGGGGTGACGGGCGTAGGCTCAGATACGGCAGTTTACATACGCAGAGAGTGGCCTGACCGTAAAACCTACGGACCGTGGGCTGAGTTCGGCGATCCGCACTGGAAATTTGGACCAGCATCAAAGAAACTGGGCTATGATGTCGTGGGATACTGCAAATTGTTCTCAGACATCGAAGAGGAGCTGGGAATCGACCCATTTGAGCGTATCGGTGACTCCCGCTTCTTCGCTAACGAGAATGCCGACAATACAGACCTATTTGACCAGTTTTCTGCACACGATTTTCATTATGTGCCGTCCATGGGGTCACAGGAGGAGCAAGGACTGACTGCTATCGACGATTGGTTCTACTACAACGTAAATCTACCTATCGATGCAGTAAATCGCCCGCGAGTCTACATACACGAGGACTGCGGCAACTTAATCTACGCCATTATCAATTATGGCGCACAAAAGAAGAAAGATGAGGCTCTAAAGGACTTCATTGACTGCCTTCGCTATTTGCGAACAGCAAACTACGGTCAAGGACCAGAACACTACGCGGGTGGCAAGCTAAAATGCTTAGTCAGGTCGGGAGGATATTAATTATGACAGAATCAGAACACGAAACATGCAAGTCCCTGGCGGAACAGCTAGGTAAACCATACACAGCTATGTCAATTGGCAAACTACGTGCCGCGACATGCTCAGAAGAAGACCTAGACGGAAAATACATCCTTCCGTCGGGTGTACTGAAGATTACAGCGCAAATCAAGGGTGAAATCGACGTTATTGAGGCAGCAGCCCCAGCGGTCGTCACTGTGCGCGTACTTCACCAGCAAACTAACAATCCTCGCTTCCTGTTCGCGGAAGATCCCGACACTCGCAAGAAAGTCTGCGTGTCAGTTCCTGCGCGTCACAAAGACATCATCAATCAAGTCGGAAAGCGCCTAAAGGTCAACAAAGTAGATCAAAATGGAACAGCATACTACCGATACCCAGCCAAGTAGGCTCTTCGTTGCTAATAATGCGGACGTCTGGGC